AGCTTCATTCTTACTAGGAACAATTCCAATCATTTCCTCAGCTAATGTTGATTCAGAGAATACAATTCTAAGACATCTACCATTAGCTTTTGTGTTAGCCATCTCAAACCAAGAATTATGATCTTTACTTGTTTGCTTTGCATAAGCTGTAGCCTTTGGCTCTAAATCATCTTTATTCTCAAAAAATGAGCTTTTAAAGATAACCCAATCATCTCCATATCCAACTAATTCAGAAACTAATCTACATTCTGGATATTCTTTATTCATTTTGCTGATGAGTTCATCAACTGTTACATAGTCCTCTAGGAACTTAGGCATTTGTGCCATTTTCAACCTCCATTTTATTTTTTCCAATATATTTTAATTTATTGCATCCATCAAAAGTGCAATTTCCCCAAGCTACTGATTCAGCAACTTGAAAGCCCTGATTTGTTTCTATTGTATAGAAAAATAACTTAGGATTTTTAGAATTCCAATATAAGAATTTATAAGCCCAAGTAAATTTAGTTTTTCTAACTATAGGATAGAAGTAAGACATTAAAAAATGTTTCCTTTATGTAACACTTCTCCTTTATCCAATCTTGAAATAAAGTCTGTCTTACTTGTTAATAACTTTTCTTCTAGCCATAGACTAAGCCAAGCTAAAGTCATTATTAAACTGATTAATCCATAAGCTGCTAAGCCTAGATAGATCCAATGTTGTATCTGCATATTCCTCCTAATCAATGCTTTAATATAAATCTAATAAAAATTTGTCATATTGTCAAGCATTAAAAGTAGAAATTTAAAATTAATTGGCTCAAGCCTAGTAACAGGGCTTGAGCCTTAATGGAGCAGGTTTGGTAGTGATTGTTATATATAGAGCTAACCCTGTGCCACTCCCTCCCAACCAGAATGACTAAGTTTAGTAGCATTATCAATATGTGGAATAATTGGCTTTTACCCAAGTTATCATGGTGTAGCTAATCCACTTTGTAGAACTCTGATCCTTTATCTCTTTCTAAAAGCTACAGAGATAAATTGCTTGTGTTTAACATATTAATTTATTGTTAAGACAAAATTAGGTGTAATTAAAATTAATATTTGTTCCAAAGCTTTGTTAATATAAAGAATGAACTAATGGAGCAATCATATATTCCCCAAGTGTATATGCAGTCCTAATCAACCTCCAGAATGTTCAACTAATAAAAAAGAGGAGATTTGAATCTCCTCTTTTTTTATGTGTTACTTGTAACTAAAAGGAGAAGCTATTGCTAGTATCTCCAATATTAATTCTACTTAACTTTATTCATTGCATAAGTCTTTATAACAGATAAAGCTGCTGATCCACCTGATATAGCTGCAATTTGCAATCCTGAAGCATCAACACCAACCATTGGGCTAATTGTTAAAGCTCCAAGAAAAGCCTGAACAAAAGTCCAAAAAGCTCTCTCAAGCATATCTTTTAATTCATCAGACATACTATTCCTCCTCTAATCTTGTTTGTATTTTTTTAAATTGATCACATTTTTTGTTAATGCAAACAAAAGCATTATTAATTAATTCTAACTTTTCCTTACAGGAATTACATTTTAAAACCATATTGATTCTTATCTGACTTGAATGCCTTTAAGTAGGATTGTTTCCCTAAGAGCTTTAATTTCTTTTTTTAGATCCTCATTTTGTTTTAATATCATATTTTCTATCTCTTTCTGTTGTTGATTAACTTGAGATATATTCATAACATAATCAAAAGCTTCATTAGATACTGTTTCAGGAATTTTGCCATCATAATCAATATAAGTTGCAGTTACTTTTTCTCCATAAAGAATTGCATCTCTAATCTTTGGATACACATCTTTATAAGCATCTCCAGAGCTTCCAATAAAGTTAGCTTGTTGAGTTTTTCCTAATAATAAGCAACCTGCTGTGTCATCATCAGTGTTGCCAATGTGCCATAAAATATATTCAAAATCTGGAACATCATTAACATAAATCATTCCTTTATGAAATTCTCCACCAAATTTAGCTAAATATCTTGTATGAAAGCCACCCTCAGTTCTTAAAGTTAAGTTATAAGTTCCTGCAGGTATTCTTGTTTCTCCATAAACCTTTGTTGTTTGAGCTTGATCTTCTAAGGTATAACATAGGAATTTTCTTTTATTATCAGTAACATCAAACAACAGTCCAGAAGTGAAGTCATCTGAACTATTAAATCTTAATATCTCAAGTTTCATATTTACCTTATAACTCTAATATTACTCCATTTTTCAGAGCCACCAATTACTAAAGTTAAAACTCCTGCACTATTTCTGCCACCATTTGTATTATCAAACCATTCAGATCCACTATCTAAGCTAGGAGCTTGTAAAATTAACCTCTTTCCATCTGATTCATAAGCAGAAAAGAAGTGATAATGCCCCATTAATAATAAATCAGAATCAGCTATTTCAGATCTAGCTAATGATTGATTTGCTAACCAAGTTCTTGCTTTTTGTTGTGGATTACCTCCACCTCTCATTTGATGCCCATGAACAAGAGTTACAACTGTATCTGATATGTCTAAGGTTATAGATAAAGCATCTGGCATTATAAAGTCTATTTTATCTTTATATGCAGGAGCTTCTTTAAATATCTCTGCTAGTTCCTCTCCAAGCATAATATCCCTGTTATCTGAAAATGTTGTAAAGCTTTTACCAGAGTTTCTAGGCTCTCCATGATTACCTGCAATAAAACTAACCACAGTTTTATCAAACATAGGAACAAGCTCTTTAAGAGCTGTATAAGCCATTCTCCTAGCTACTTTCTGCTGTTGTCTATAATCTAGTTCTACTGTAAATTCTTGTTGAGCATAAAAACCTGTACATCCCTCAACAATATCTCCAAGCCCTGCAATGAATAACTGATCTATTGTTTCTGATTTTCTTAAAGTTTTAATCTGTTCTTTAATTTTAGGAATAGCTGTCATCCATCTTTCAATAGTTGCTTCTGTTCCCTCTTTGCCAATTTGCCAATCAGATAATGCAACACAAAATGTTTTACTATCTTTAGTTGGTTTTTTCTTTGCTGTTGGCTTTTTCTTTTTAGCTGCATTTAAAAGCTTCTTAAAGTCATCATCAGGCATATAAGCCTTATTAGATACAATCTTTGCTTTAAAATAATATAATCTCTCTATTACACCATTACCAATATTGCTATCCCAAAATCTTATCTCTGCAGTATCTTGTAAAACTTTATAATTTTTTGCATCAGCTCCAAAATAACTTTCTAATTGTTCTTTCCAATCAATCTTATTTTCTTTTTGTGGAGCAGATACTATTTCTCCAGATTTAGTCTTTTCAGAATAAGATATTGATGGCTCAAAGCCTTTAGGATGTACTACTTTCTTTTTAGTTACTCTAGGATCTCTATCTTGTACAGTTTTAGCAAAGTTTTCTAAGTTACTCATTAACAATATCTCCTGATCTGTAATCTCTAAAATATCTTCTAATTGTGTTGTAATTTAGATGTTTAAATTGTATGAAGTTTTTTTGTAGATATTGAGCTGCTACAGTATCAGAAATATATTTTTCCTCTGCTTCTTTAGCTACTTTTAAAAATATTTCTCTAGCTTCTGGATCTCTAAGAATAAATCTTTTAGAAGCATATTGTCCTGTTTTATAGCCCTGTCTTGCAGAGAATTGATCTAATGTTTCCATTTCAACCTCCTATAAGTCTAGGATAGTTAAAAAGTATGACAAAATTAAGGTTTAGGAAATTGATCCTTAATTGGCTGAATTATATCTGTTTTCCAAGCTTCTAAGCCATGATGAAAGATGTAATCTAATTGTTCTCCATAACTAGGATAAGCCTCTAATCTTTTCTGGATATATCCAAACTCTTGTTCATTGAATTTATTATTAGCACAATCAACAACCATCTGCTCAAAGTCATCATCAGAAATAGGTAATCTTTCATTATTAACTTGTTTAAAGATACCATCTCCATCTCTAAGAGCTTGAAGTTCAGATCTACATTCTGCTTGAAATTCCTCTAATGTTGCCATATCTCTCCTATCTTACTATATATTTCTTATACTTACTTCTTTAAACCATATAAAGTGAATGTTCCACTAGCTATTGTGCTTGAACTCATAACAAAATGTATTTCTGAATTGCTTTGAGCTACTGTATGAACTCCACCACCCTGTTGTCCATATAAAGCAGTTGTATAAAGCATTGTGCTTTCCTCTTGTGTGATAAAACTATACTCTGAACTATTAGCCCAATTAAAAAGATAATAAACTGCATTTGCATTACTACCTGCAAGACTATCTAAATTATTTAAAGCTAACCATTGTGTTTGATTAGTGTTTGATTGATTTATAAAACTTCCTGCTGAATATAAAGTTTTATCTGCATAATCATAATTTGCAGTACTATCAGCAGTTCCACTATTTCCAACTCTTACATAACAAGTTGTATTATCTGTTGTAACTTTTAAATTATTTACTTTAACCATATAAACATCATAAGTGCTATCAATACCTGTTAAAGTAACACTTGCTACTGCTGATGTAACTATTTCCTCATCTATTTTTATTAAGCTACCTGCCATTATTTAACTCCTAATTACTAGCCAATCCATATACATTAATTGTTATATTGTCAAAACTTCCTGCTTCATTTAAAAATTGAATACCATTACATTGTTGTGCAGATTTTAAAACACCAATATTTTTATATCCCTCTAAAGTTGTTCCTGCAAGAACAATAAAACTATTTTGTGCAGAAACAAAACTATAAGAGGAACTGTCATAAGGATTATAAACATAAATACTTGCACCTACTCCATCCTCTGCATCTCTAATTCCATAACCTACTGCACCAAATCCATAAGTTGCATTTGTTCCTCTACTTTCAGAAAAAGTTGTATTTGATTTCATAACTAAAGTTGCTTGGTCATAACTTGCACTTGTTATAGCAGTATTAGAACTGTCTAAAAATCTATAAACTATACCTGTTCCTGTTGCTGATTGGTCAATTTTAGTAATTGATACATAATACACATCATAATCAGCACTAAAACAATCTGTTACAGATAATGAACTAACAGAAGTTCCACTAGCTGATGTTATAAATTCTAAATTACCCATAATCTAACTTTCTGCAATTCCATATAGGGATATATCAAAACCTGTAAAATTACCACTATCTATTGTCCAATTTATTCCATCAACTGTACTTGCTTGTGGTAATACTCCACTACCAAACATCATTAAACCACCTCTATCTACATCCATAGTATTATCTTGAAATGTAACAAAACTGTATTTTGAACTATCCCCAAGATTATAAAAATATATATAAGCATTTCCATTACCAACAGAAGTAGTTAAAGTTCTACCCATAATTGGTATGTATGGTCTTGTTGTTCCTCTTTGTTCTATAAATATACCATCTACTCCATTGTATGATCTAGCATATTGATAAACACTTGCAGTTTCTAAAGTTCCACTTTCATAAAACCTTATACCCTGTGATACTGTTGATACACTTCCTTTAACTCCTGAAACAATCATTAAATGAACATTGTAAATACTTTCATCTATTGAAGTAAAATCTATTGTTGATACATCAGAACTATGACTTTGAGTTTCAATTAATTCTAATTTTCCTAAATCTGCAACTCCTCCTAGAAGTCCAAATCTTGCTGCACCTAATGGCATAAGCTAACTCCTAACTAAAATTTTGTAGTGCATTAAGTAATGGTGTTCCTGCATCTACAAATAAAAATGTAACTAAGTCTATTGCACCACTACCTGTACTCATTGTAAAACCTGCACCACCTGCTGTTTTTGCAGTTACATCTCCACCACCATTTACTGTTACTGCATTAATTGCAACTGTTCTATCTGTGCTATCTTGTGTAATTTGTAAAGTAAAAGTTGAAACTCCATTAGCAGGAACATTAGTAAAATCTATATCTGTAATATTTTCAGTTAAAGTAATTGTTCCTGTGTTTCCACTATCTAAATCTATTGTTATAACTCCAGAGCTTGAAGTAACTGCTTGATCTGTTTCAAAATATCCTTTAATTGGATTAGTTAAAGCTTCTTGCCAAGCTGAGCCATCCCATACTTTTAGCTGTTTTGCTGTTGTGTCAAAAAAAGCAGTTCCTGTAACTTTATTTGTTAAAGCTGAGTTTGCTGCACTTTCACTAGCAAAAATAAATATAATTGAATCTTGAATATCTTGAAAAGCTGCTGCTGTTACAAGATCTCCTGTGTTCCAATCTACCCAACTACCTGCTGCCATTTATAAATCTCCTTTAATCTTTCTAAGTATAACTTAAGTTTGTATCAATTCCTAAACTATTAACTCCTAGTATCCAAGCTCCTGTTTCAGCAGGAGATAATCCTATATTCCAATTCCAAGTCTTATTTCTTGCATCTACTTTATGCCTAATTCTTTCAATAAACAAATTATAAGTTTCAACACTAGATGATGGAGTTGTTACATTAGTTTGAACATAACTTCCTATGTCTAATCCTAATGCTTTCTCCCATAAATTAATATTTTGTTGTGGAGCAAAAGATAAAGCTTCAATATGTGTTTCTGGAATAGAGTTTGCTACAACTTTCTGATCTGCAATAGATAAAGCATCTGCATCAGTAGCATTTATTGTTCCAGATTCAGTTAAAACATGAGTTCCAAATCTCTCTACTGAATCAGAATCTATTGCTATCTGTGTAGATCCACCTGTTCTAGTTCTTTGAACTGTATTAATGATTTTATTGTCATCATAAGTTGAAATAATATCTACATAAGGTAACTCTCCAACTCCCTGTCCAAAAGTAGCTACAGGTGTAGTTGTATTAGTTAATCTATAATTTCTATTTCTAAAAGTAGCATTACCATTAGCAGCAATAAAGAATGTTCCATTTTCTGCTGTTTCCACTTTCTTTAATGCAGTTAATACATCATCAGTTGTTGGCTGTGTCTGAACTTGTAAATTGCCTGTAGAGATAGCCTGATTGCTATAACCAAAGCTATCAAGTATGTTTTTAACCCTTACAGAGCTTAATTCTTGAGCTTGAGTTAATGTTAGCCTAGTAGTAGATCCAAGCTTTGAAATACCTAACTGCCATCCAATACCATCTAAAGTAGCTTGAAAGAATAATTTAAAAGCATCTACAACTCTTAATTTAGTAGAAGCATCATATCCCTGCCCTGCATATTGAACAGGAAAGCTCTCAACAAAGCCATGAAATAAATCATAAGTTACAGCATTATATTCAGCTCTTATTCTTAATCTTTTAAGTGGCTGTATCTTTGTTCTGGAATTAGCAGCATCATAATAATAAGTTGATTGATTAGGAGAAAATCTATTATCTCTGTTGTCTAAAGTAACAGTTGCAGTTCCTGTTTGGAATTGAGCTAAGTTTGTTAATCTTCCTCTACTTGTTTCAAAATTTCTTAAATAAGCAGATACATCTGTCCAAGTTTGAGAACTATCTAATGGATTACTGTCAAAAGCTATTTCTACAGTTATATTTACATTGTTATCAAATACTACTGCCATTATCTAACCAAAAATGTTTTACCCTGTTCTTGTAATCTTGTATTAACTTTTTGGATTACTTCCTCAATCTTTTCCTCTCCTATATAATTTTGAACAATAAGAGTTGTATCTGTTCCACCATTTCCTCCACCAATTATATTGCTGTTATCTCCTAAAGTATCAGCAGGAGTTTCTACTCCCTCAGCAGGAGCACCTAAAGTAACAAATCCCTGAGATACCAATCTACCAAAATCAGTTCCTGCTAAACCTGTGATTGTATTGGCTAAATTTTTATTTGCATTAGTTTGTTCATTAGTTAAATCAATAGATCTAACTAGTTGCTTATTTCTTTCCTCTATTGCTTTTTGTTGATTTTTAGTAGCAGTTTCTAAATTTTGTTCAGCTACAGTTAATACACTTCTAGCAGCAGTCAAAGCATCAGAGTTATTTGCTAATTCATATTCTGCTTCTGCTAATTGTGCTTGAGCTAATTGTAAATCTAATGATACATCTTTACCTTTAGATTGAGCATCTGTTAATAAAGCTATTTGAGTTTGTAGTTCTGCTTTTCTAATAGCAGCTTCTGCATCTCTAACATTTTCCTCTATTGTTAATCTATTAACTTCTTTAAGAGCATTGTTGTAATTTGTCTGTGCCATAGCTAGATCTGTATTAGCAGAGTTAATTAACTTCATTAAAGTATTTCTATTAGTTTCTAATTGAATGTTGGATAAAATTAAAGCATTTTGTTCTCCAAATATTGGATTAAGCTTCTTATCTATAGTTTCTCCAAATTTAGCTGTTTGAGTTGTATTAACTATTGTTTGTTGTCTATTTTCTCTTAAACTCTTGTTATATAAGCCCTGAGCTATTGAAGCAGCAATTAAACTTTCTGCTGTGTTGTTAGTTCTAATATCAAATTCTCTCTGTTCATCTGCTACATCTCTTAAATGATTAATAAACATAACCAAAGGCTGTATTTTTAAGAAAAATCCAAAAAATTTCTGTAATCTTTCAGATGTTTTAGGTAATCTATTACTAAAATATTCAAGCCTTATAGAAGTATATTCAATAGCCTTACCCATATCAGCTACAAAATATGCTCCCTCTTTAAAAGCTTCAATTAATGGAGGAGCTACATCCTCAGTAAATTCTCTAAATATTGGTAATAATTCAGCAGCAGCAGGAATAAGTTGTGCTCCTATATCCTCTTTTAATTGTCTAACTTCTGCTGAAACTGCTCTTTGTTGATTAGCAAAAGATTCAGAAGTTCTATCTAAATCTCCAATTTGTACTGCTGCTTTTTTCTGTATAAGAGCTAAAGTTGCATAAGCTTTTTCTTGTCTGGTTAAAGCTTCAGCATTAGTCTTTCCTGTTAATTCAAAAGCTTTAGTTTGTACTTCTGCTTCTGATATAGCAATACCATAAGTTTTTAATGCTTCTCTTTCTCCTGTTAAAGCAGATTGAAAAGCTTTTAATACAGGCTCAGCACCTGCAGAAATATTTGAGAAAGAAGCCACATCAGCAGCTATTTTTGTTAATTCAATACCTAGATCAGCAGATTCTGCTTGTGTGAAACCAATACCCTGTGCAACTGCACCTAATGTAGAAAGTAATTGTTGAAGTTCTGAATTAGTTAAACCTGCTTTATTTGCAAATTGTTCTGTGAATTGTCCTGCTTTTTGAGCAGCATCTCCATAAGTAGTTCCAAAAGCTGCTCCTGCTTCTTCAGCACTAACTGCAGCTTCTAAGGCATCCAAAGAAAAATTAATTAAAGCTTTACCTGCAATTATTGCAGATCCTGCAATAGCAGTTTTACCAAGTCCAGACATTCCTGCAGCAAACTTAGCATTTGCTTTAGATGAGTTATTTACTTTCTTATCTAAATTACTTGCAGATCCAGAAACATTATCTAAAGCTCTTGATACTTTATCAGCACCAACAACCTTAATGAACATTTCAAGAGTAGCTCTTGCCATTAAATTATCTCCTTAATTTAGCTCTTGCATTAGCTTCTGTTCTAGCTTTCTGCTCTTTTTTATACTTATCTATGTAGTATAACTTCCAAGATTCAAATTCTTGCACACTCATAGATTTTCTAAGAGCATCAACTGTCATTCCTAAATCAAGAGCAAGTCTAAATTCAAAAGCCAACTCCTCATTATTCTGGAAACTGTGAGGCTATTGAAGCCTGATCCTCCTTAGTCCAAGCCATACACCTATAAATTCCAATAAGAACTTTATCTACTATGCTAGGTGTAGCTTTACTATAGAAATCCTCTACTTGATCTAAATCATCAAATTTAGGCTCTTTTAATCCTTTAAG